AAGTCTAACGGGTTCATCAGTAGCCCGTCACGCCTTGGGACCGTAGATAGTCAATGATTTGGCGCATTTCATCAGTTTCAACGCCCGGCGGATAAGGCATTCCGCCCTCACCGCGACCCGAATACACTGGCGCAGGTGATTGATACTGCGCAGGCTGTTGACCGCCAAACATTTCTAAAGGTGACGGCGATTGATAAGGCGCAGGCTGTTGGCCGCCGAACATTTCTAAAGGTGACTGTTGTGGCGGCACGTAGTTGTTGGTTGGCGTCATGCCCGAACCGCTGCCATGTTGCATCGCTGGGCGCATCTGCGGACGCATGGAACCCATAGCAGATTGCCGATCAGCATAGCCCGCAGGCTTCATCAATGCGTTACCGAGCAGGGACAACAAGCCACCACCCTCAAATTTTTCGCCAGACTGACCCATGCCACCGCCGTCAAAGCGATCTAGGAAATCAAGAAACTTCTTGTCAGCCATCAGGCCACCCCTTTTAAATTCCGTCGCAGTGGCTTACCCCACGTTGACGCCTTGCCGCCGAGTGCCGTTGCCGCGTCAGACGCTAACGTAAGGCACACAGCGTCCGCCAAGTCAGGTGAAGCCAGCCCACGCTTGCGCATGTCGTCCTTGCCTTCAGCCTTCATCTTGCCGCTGCTGACAAAACTATACCTGATTGACGTCAATTCTGCAATAAGCTGCTCGTTGCGTGGCAACTTAGCTCCGCGCTGCTCAAGCCAGCCACGCATCTTAAACCACAACTCAGCCCGCAGGTTCGTATATGTATCCTTCATGCTGGGCGATTCCGCCACGTTAATGCCACGCACAGGCAAGCCAAGCTCACGCAAGCGATCCACAACGCCGCCACCCATGCCAATAACGTCGACCATAATCTCGCTGGGACGCACACTCATCGGCAGGCCATCATACTCAGCCTTCACCCGACCCACAGTCTGCATCAAGTCCAAACCCTGCCAACTGTTAATCTCAGTTATCGTATTGCCCTGACGCTTGGCCAACGCAGTCTTGTCCGAGCCAAACCGTGCAACGTCTAAACCCCAGATGACCGTCGCCTGCCCGTCAGGCTCAATGTCGCGATGCACCGCAGCGTCAACCAAGTGAAACGGCACAATCGTGTCATCATCCGCCAGCGGGAACTCACCAAGCACCCTGATACGGTAGGCATTGCTTTCCTCACCGTAACGCAACTTCATCTCGTCGATGAAATCACGCGAAACCAACGGCGACTTAGCGCACGACCAGTGGTGGCACTTCCAACTGCCCGACAGCCGCGTCTGCGTTTCAAAGAACGTACCGCTCGATCGCGTAGGGTTGGACGCAAGCAACGTAACCGCACTGTGGCCAGACATCGAGCCAGCCGCCGCCTCAAAGACCTGTTCAGGCACACCCGACGCCTCGTCCACAACCAACATAACATTCGCAGAGTGAACACCAGCCAACGCCTCTGGCGTTTCAGCCCGACTCGTCCGAGCCGAAATAAAACCCTCCGACGGCGCAGCAATCAACGACACCCGGTCATTCTTCACATCAAGTATCGGACGCAGCGCCTCTGGCAACTCATTAATCCAGCGCTTCAACTCAGCAAACAAAGCATCAAACAACTGGCCACTGGTCGGCGCAGTCACCACAACCTTAAACGGAAACCGCGTCATCGCAAACCAAAGCATCGCCCACGAGAACGTCGTAGACTTACCCGTACCGTGACCAGATCGAACACTAATCTTGCGCTCACCATTGGCAATATCAACAAGCAACGCCTGCTGGTAATCAAACGGCTCGGCACCCAAAATCTCACGCACAAACGCAACTGGGTCATCTTTATACGCAGAAACAAAGTCTACTAACGGGTTCTCTTCAGTCATCGTCGCCACCCTCAATCTCAACAATCGTCGGCGTCACGTTGCGCATCTGACGCAAAGCCTGCAAGTGCAAGTCGCCAATATTAACATTAACGACATCACCCTTCGGCTGGAAGCGCGCCGCATCGTAGACACCCGTCATCCACTTGCGCACACCAATCTGCTCTCTGGCCGCCGCTACGTGCGTCGTCGTCAAGTCAGGCCCAACCAAGTTGTCCGCAATCTCCAACGCCTCGTCAGCCATCGCGTCGGCACGAACCTTGCGGCCCTCCGCCAGCGCACGCTTAAAGTCATCATTCGCGTTCAGCTTTCGGCTGACAAACGAACGATCCAAATCCAACTCCTTGGCCAGCGTCGCAACAGTCCCGCCGTCAGCAACCCACTGAAAAATAAAATCAGGCCCAGTGATGTCCTCATTCGCCTCGCGCGCAGCTATCTTTGCCATCGCCTCTATGGACGTAAACAGCGCCCGCTTCTTTGGTTGACCAGCCATGTTTGCTCCAAGTTTTCAAAAATTTTTCTGACCGTAACATTATTTTTTCATTGAGGGTAGGGCATTGGTTGGCTCACGTTTGCTGCCGTTTTCTTGGGAATTAGTATGTGGGTTTATACACACACACCCCCGCCGAAAGCCGAGGTCGGGGGGGGGTATCAGAATACCCCAAATCAGGCCAGGTCGGCACGAGTGACCTATAATCACCATTATGTTAATAAACGGATTCAATGATTTCAATGACTTAGCCAAACTGGACTTATATCCAGATATGAATTCGCATAATGTTGACTGAATGTGGGGTACTATGATACCCGCGCGCACCTGTACGTGAGCAGCGTTGCTGTGCGTCAGCGCACCATTCAACGTATCACCAACGCATCGCCGACCCCAAGCCAACGTACGTTACCACGCACGCCCACTCGCCTTTATCACGTCAAGTATCAGCTCATCCGCATCCATCACGGCTTCCTCGTACTGCTCGCGCATATGCATCAGCACGCTTGCGAGTGCTGACATAACGACCAGCGGATCGTCACCTTCATCGTCAACGAGGTATTGCGCCTCGGCAAACAGATCGAGCGACAGTTGAACCGTGCGCTGCCTATCGTCGTCAGTCATCGTATCACCTTACAAAAATGGCCCCAGCATTTACGCCAGAGCCTTAGTTGAGACAGTGCGGGCCAACAAGGAGAGGGAGGAACACAAAGCGCCCACACAAGCTAACCCTACGACCAGCGCCCGCTATAAGTCAAGCGTGTCTTCTAACGACGTTGGTGTGTACCTCGTCACCTTCGCATTCGGGAACGCATCCGCAACCTTGTTGACTGCTGCCATCACATCCTGCCACTGGTTCTCCATCATCGCGCAGACATCTGACACATGGTAAACCAGCCACGTCGGCCAGCGCTGGCGTATGGCTGACATCGAGCCGCTGATAACGAAGCAGTACACCTTACCCCCCCGTTCGCACAGCACGCCATCCACAGCGGGCGGCTGATGACCGCTTGCCCTTGCATTCGTGTCCATAACCTCAAGCGCCTTCATCAGGCTCTGTGCAGCCTCTACAGCCAGCGCAGTGTCACTCACGCGCATTGCGTAGTCCAACTCATCCTTCAGCTCTCTGTACCTCACCGCGTAGGCTGGCGGCACACAATCAACCAGCGTATCACCCCACACTGCCACTGAGCGTGCTGACGCGGCCACGTACGGCCTGACAGCAGCATACACCAGCGGAGCGTATGTCTCCGCGTCTGCCTCCCGCTGGAACGTGCCACGCTCTGCCATCGCTTTTTTCGCTGCCGCTGACTTTGGTTTCGCTTTAGTTGCTTTTGCCATTGTATCCCCACACCATCTAACCTGTGCCCACGCTGCACTCTTTTTTTTTACATTAAGCCAACCAAGCAAACAACTGCCCGACTGCTCCTGACTGCGACTGTGACTTGTTCCCGCGAAGCGGTAAGGAACAATTCACTGGCGCTGGCTGGCGCTGGCATGCAGTTTAAATAATAGCGTGTGACGGCTTTATGCCGACACTCATTTTAACGTAGTGCCTGAATGGGTTGACAGTTGCGCGCCAGTGATATAATTTCCGGAGGAAATTCAGGTTTCAGCAGCGGCGCGTTTGCCCACACAGCTCCCATTCGGGGGCTTTTTTTATGTTTGCAACACACGCAAGCGCGCCAGTGAAATAACCCACTGGCGCGCTTTTATGTCAACGTATTCAGGCACTTGCAAACTTGCGCGCCAGTGAACATTTTACCCGTTTCAGCACTGGCGCGCTTGCCTTAATCCGCCTTGATCGGCATCTTTTGCAAGTGATTCGTTTCTGCCTGCAATCTGGCCTCAATGGCTGCATCTTTTTCCTTGAAATTGCCCAAGTGCATGCCGCGTATCTTGGCCTGCCATCGGCCAGCGTTTGCGTTGTACGTGACGCCAGCCTTGCCCGACGTGTTGTTGGCCTGAACCGAACGCTCAGTGACTAGACATATCGGCTTTATGCCTAACCTTTTCCTTGCACGCTTTTCCCTTGCTACGTCGCGCATGATTTGACGCGCCTCTCTGTTAGCCTCGGCAAGCTGCTTGTCGCTCATGTTTGAGTAAGTCATCTCTATCTCCATTGATTGATGCGCCACTCATATAGCGCAAGTGCGCCAATGTAAACACCAGCGCACTTGATTGTTAGGCGGCTTTATCTTTATTCACTCACGGCATCGGCAAGCAGCGTGAGTAAATTACTCCACCACAGCAAACTTGATTAAAATCCCGTTCAGCGTAAAAGCAATCTGGCCTTAATGGCCTGTCCACTCGACTCTCATGCTACTGCTCCCCAACTCTGCTGACCGACTGCACGCCCTTGCGCTCCTTGCGCTGGCTCGGACTGTGGTATGTGATTTCCTCTAGCAAGCCCGTGTCCATCCACTCCTTGATGATGCCACGCGCCTGCACGGCTGACTTGTTATCGGCAGCCTTCGGGAAGTTGAAGTTGGTGACGACTGTGCCAGCGAACCTTGCCTTGTCCTGTGGGCGTGATGAAAACATTTCACCCGACTCTGGGCCAGCGTTGATGAGCGACAGCATACTGTTGACGATTGGCGTCGTCATGCCCTCCCACTTGTCTGGCAACTTATACTCGCAGCAAACGCCCACGCTCTCTCCGTTGGCCAGCGTGACTGACACCATGCGACGGTAGACGCCATTCTCTGCTGGCGGAGCTAAGTTAGCTTTGCCATTGTCCACGCGGAACAAGCCAATTACGTCATCTGGCTCCAACCCCAGCTTGTTCAGTTCCTCTTCTGTCAATTTATTTACAACTCGTGCCGACCGGGCTGCGCCGATGAGTGAGCCAGCGCCGCGAACTGAGTCGACTGTGGCTGCCTCGCCGTTTGACTTGCGAACGTGGTGAACCAAGTGAACCGCCGCTGATGTTTCGCGCGCCAGCTTGCGCAGCATGGCCACGACGACCTGAATGCTGCTGTTTGAGTTTTCGTTGACTGCGTGCGTGCTGATGAACGGGTCAATGATGACTGTGCCAATGGCATTGTCGTTCACCTTGTCGCGCATAAAATTCAGCAGCGCGTCGTTCTGCACGATGCCATCGCGCCCTTCGGCGGCCAGCATGATTGAGATTGTGTCCTCGCCGTCCATGAATAGCTTGCCTGCGATTTCCTCATGCGCAATGCCGTAGTGCTTCATGGCCGCTGCCAGTCGGATTTGCATCTCGGTCAGGTCATCCTCTAGGTTTACCAGCCACACAGATGTCGGCTCGTGTACCTTTTCGCCCAGCAGTGGCCGACCCGTAACGATTGCCAGTGCCTCGACCATAGCCAACGACGTCTTGCCGATACCGCCAGCCGACGCCGTGACTGTCAGGAAACCACGAATATACGTGCTACCATAAACCCAGCGGCGACGCGGCAACGTGGCCTCGTCAATACGTGATACTGGCGTTGGCCATTCCAGCGGCTTGTCGTCATCATCAATCATGTCTGACTTCACCTCTGGCAGTGTGTGTTGTTCGTCCGTGATGTATTCAAAGTCGTCTAGGTCTTCGCTAATGGGCGCGTCGCTAATCTGCTTGTTGACCTCTTCGAACGGGCTTGGCTTTAACTCTTGCCCGTAAGTCCGCACGGCGCTTGTGAAATCGCCAGAGTGGTCAAAGTAAACGTACAGGTCAAATGCGTCGCCCCAGCAATAGTTTTCCTTGCCTGTGCCAACGCCAGAAGCCACGTCGCTGCCCGACATGCTGACCCAGTAATCGCCGAAGCATTTCGTTGCGTGGCTGCCAGATGACTGCATCGGGCTTTTGTAGCTGTCAGATCCACCTTGGCGCTCATAGCCATTGGCAAGCAGCATATCCTCAACAGTGTGGCGTGCGTTAAACTCGTCAACTGGATCAACATTGTCGGGATACTGCTCACGCTTTGCCAGCCTGTCTGATGCACGGCGTTCACGGTCAGCGGCGGCACGCTTGGCGGCCATCTCTTCGTTCTTACGGCGGAACACAACGGTTGCATTGATCTGACCTGTCTTAGGATGCAGGAAACCTACCCCACGCTCTTTGCGGCTTTGGTAAAATAGCGGCTCACCATCAAAGCGCTTGTCCGCTGGCACGTTCGGCAAATAGATTGGCTGGCCTGTGCGCGACAGCACTTCATCGCACGTAATGCTGTGTTTGATGCGTAGCTGCTCAAACAGTGCCAACTGATAGTCAGCATAATCAACGCCCGGCAGCGGCTCGGCCAACGGAATTAGCACGCGCCACTTCTTGTTGGCCTCAGTCGCGGAGCTGGATGAGTAGTAAAGCGCCGATGTGTTGCCTGTCACGTCTTGGACGGCCTCAAACAGCTCATCGAGCGACGGATTGCCCTCGTCAACGTCGATGGCCATCATGTGATACTCGCCGTTGAGGCGTTGCGCTTCGTGGTTTCGGCCATCGTGTTCGCGGTATGAGCTGCATATGACGAAACTGGCGGAGGTTTTGTCCAACGCTGTTGGTGTTTCAACGAGACGCCCAATCTCTACTAGCGTGATGCCATCGTACATCGCTGCGCTATCGTGTACTTTTGTGTCCCGTGAACCGTGTGCAAGCAGCATGGTTGGCTTGTCTGTCGGTGTGTTTTTCGTTATGCTCATTGTGCGGACCTTTTCTGACCAGTTCGTTTTTCTCTAAGTGAACCCAGCAGCTTCCCACAGCCGCTGGGTTCTTTATTTTTAGGGTGACTTAAAACGGTATTTCGTCACCTAGATCGTTTGCCGCTGGTGCCGCTGCAATGTTAGCAAACGGGTCAGCAGCTTTTGCTGGGCCAAAGTCATCAAGTGAAGCGTCAGAGCCGCCCGACATTGTTGACGCCACTTCCTCAAAATCGTCTAGGCCGCCGCCACCGTACACTGCGTGAACAACCTGAATGGTGTCAATAAGCAACGAAATCCCACCTTGGCCGTCTGGGTCTGTTACTGGGTAGGCTGTAACCTTGATCGAGCCAGTTGAGCCACCCCAGATGTTTACGTCAGCCAGTGGCTGCTTGTCGCCGCCGATGACCTTTGGCTTTGGGTTTTCATCGCCAGCGCCGTTGGTGCCGTTACGCTTTGCGCGGAAGTTGAACGTGCCGTCGTCGTTCTTGGACATGCCAAACACTTTGCCGAATGGTGCCTTTGTTTGGCAGCTTTCGTAGTGCGCCTTTAGCTCTGCGTGCAGCTTACCAGCGGCCTCCGCGTCCATCTTCCAGCCGACGCTGTACGCAGCACCGTTGGCACGCGGTGGGCACTCCTCACTACGCTTTTCTGCGGTGTTGAACTTATAAGTTGCGCCCAAGCGAGGATATTGAAACTCAATATTGCGAACCATCACTGGTTTAAAATCTGTCTTAGCCATGTGTTTTTCTCCTAAAAGTCTTCGTTGTCGGCTGATTCTTGCTCCAGCCAAGGTGGTGTATCAATCATGTTGATACCTGTCGAATAGCCCGTTTCGTACACGTTGGTTTCGCGGGCCGTCTTTATGTCGCTGAGTGCCTTGTGCATCGCACTGTCGGCCCAGGCAACATAATCCAGTGTCAATTCAGTGACGTTAATAGCGAACGGTGCCGTCTTTTCAACGAAGACGAATATAAACCGTTCAGCCTTAAAGCCTGCACAGCGTAAAGTATGCAGATAGAAGGCCGCCTGAATTGCGTATGAGTATTTGCGGATGTCAGCCTCAACTGCCCGTGGTGAGCTGTCTTGGCAAGTCTTGATGTCGAATATCGCACCCGTCTCAGGGTCGTAGCTGTCTGGGCGGCACTTAATGTCGAGACCAGTCAACGGGTCTGTGGCGAAGAATGACGCCTCGTTGATTGTGTCCTTGCCCTCCATTTTACGCCCCACCGGGTGACTTAGCACGCTCTCGGCCACTGACATGGCCAAGTCGTAGTCACCCGCAGTCAGCAACAGCTTATCTGCGGCCTCTGCGTCTGCAAATGCGTCCGACCACTGCTTACCGCGTCGGTCAGCGCCACCGCGCACGATATTTTGGCCACCCTCTAAGCAGATGTCGTGGACTGCGGTGCCGATGGCCATTGCTGGTGTCGGCTTAAACGATGCCCGATGCTTCCAGTGTGCCAGCGACTTGCCATACACAGCTTTGACATCAGATGAGCTAATGGCTTCTGTGGCGTGGTATTCGGAGTTAGATAGTTTGTCGGCGGTTATCATTCGACGACCTCCGCAGACATCTCGCAGTCTCCATCAGCGCAAAACCTGAATTTAACGTCGCAGTCAGCGAAGCCCCAAAACACATCACTGTCCAGAACCTTATGAGCGCTTACTTGATCCCCATCCAAACCCACGCAGGCGGTAAAATGAGGTTTGCCGTCAATCACTACAACCTTAATCATCAAATTGTTAAGCGCCTCCAACATGCCAAGCTTTATCGCAAAGTCGCCATTTTGCTGGAGTACCCTATCCAAGACTGCGTTATCGCAGTTCCAGTCTCTGTCAGTTGACGTGTTGCACTTTTCTACAATGCCGCACAGGTCATCGCCGCCTTTGATTTCAATATTATTCATGCCATTTTCTCCCTTACTATGAAGCAGAACGCCTCAAAGTCCATTTCGACCAAGTAAGCGTCGTCACAATCAGTCAGCGCAGACATTGGTATTACGCAGCGAATTGGCTTGCGGTCATACTTATAGATCAACGCTGGTATCTTTTTCTCACGCTCGGCAGCGGCACAAGTCTGCGCCCACCAAGCTGCCTGGCCGCCGATTGGGCCGTCCTTGTAGCGTTTAAGCTCCAGCGTGAACGGAAAGTCAGGGTCACTTGGTATCAAGTCACCGTGCAGCCCCTCGCGGTACTGCTCTAAGTCACGCTTAAAGCTAACGCCAAGCTCATCAAATAGCATGATGGCAACTTCGCGTTCAAACGCTGCACCCTTATTGCGCCCGTTTACCATCAGTCAGCACGCGGCTGAGTCGTGTGGTATCCTGCTGCTGACGCATCGGCAATCGCCAGCATCCGCATGTAAGCTGTCACGGTCAGCCCCTTTGACTTGGCGGACAGCTTGACCGCAGTGTAGGCGGCCTCTTCCATATTGATCTGCACATTCTTCATCTGAAGTCTCCTTTTCTCGGATCAACATACCAATTAAAAAACATTGTGCAAGTGTGTTTTTTGCATTGACCTACATTTGTTTTGGTCTTAATGATATTTGTACGGTTACTCAAATAAGGAAAATTAAAATGAAACGCACTATCGAACGCACCGCCGAATTTGTATTCTTGATCGCCTTGCTGGCCATCCCGATGTTTTTCTCAGGAGGCTTTTAATATGATTGCTGCAACATGCCTCGCCCTTGCCGTTTATTATGAATCTCGCTCAGAGCCGCTTGACGGCCAGCGTGCAGTCGCAGATGTCGTCTTGGCTCGCAAGCATCATGTATCTTACCCTGATACAGTTTGCGAAGTTGTCGCTGAAGACCGTGGCAGCAAGCCTTGGGACTGCCAGTTCAGCTTTATGTGTGACGGCCTTCCAGAGCGCCCCACAGGCGCTGCATGGGCCACTGCGCAGGCCGTAGCAGCCGAAGCCATCGTTGGGCCAGCTATGGTCCACGCTACGCACTACCATACGGTAGATGTCAGTCCAATTTGGCGTCACGATTTGACTGTAGTTGGTAAAATTGGCTCACACGTTTTCTACACCGATGGCCGCTGCATCCTTGAGATGGGCTGCTCACTTCGCCCCAAGGCACGACCACAGGGGGACGTGTAATATGGAAACCGTCGCCAGCATTGAAGACATCATCAAATATAAGCAGGAGAGAGTAGATGCCATTATTTCGAGACATGGTTCGGGCGTTCGTCCGTCGCACGTCAGTGCAGACCTCGCCATCCTCAACCAATACATCCGCGACGCCGAGTGCTGCGCCGATGTTCTTAGGCTCGGACCCATTACCGCAGCCGCAATCCACCAACGGCCACTCGACGAAGTTTACGTGTGGCTCAATAAAAACCAAGAAGGAAACTAAAATGAATATGCAATCAACCACAACTACAACGCGCACAGCCGTTGTTACAAACATTACGCAGACTGGGAGCGCTTTCGGCATTGCAATCGGCGGCAACGGTGATGGTATTTTCATCCCCGTAGCGGTGGCGACTTCTGGTTTCGCGAAAGTGGGCCAACTCTTTCAAATGGATACGATTCCCAACCCAAACGAGCTGAGCCACGACAAGACGCCCCTCATGTGCGTCCATATGGCTCCTGCGGATGCGTATATCCTCGGCCATGTGCCAGCGCCAGCAAAGCCAGCCGTAACCGCCGATGAGGCCCGTGCGTTTACCAATGACATTATGAAGTTGGGCGTGTGGACCAATGGCGATATATTCCGCGAGTTAATGTGCGACCAAAATGCCAAGCGTGAGGACAACGTGGCTGCCTACGCTGCCATCGGCAACGAACTGCGCCGCATGTTTAGCGCCGACCAGTGTGCCAAGTTCACGATGCACCGAACGTCATCGCAAACCAAATCAAGCGCCGAATGGTACACCTGCTGCGCCGACGACGTTGAGCCATGCGAAATGGTGGACGAATAATGGTAAACGTAATCGGAGAATTTAGAAGTGTCAGAAACAACAATAATCACGCAGCGCCTGCTGCGGACCAACGAGATCATGGTGAAGCAAAGTGCATCCAAGGACCGACCAAACCTGAAGCAGCAATTGGAGGAACAGAAGGCACTGTTGCAGATGTTAGAACGCTCCCTAAAGCGGTGACAAAGGCTGAACGTGCCGAGGAAAGGCTGGGCGTACTGATGCTGCGCGAGGCTTTGAACGACCCGCTGATACCAAATCCGGACAAGTGGAGGCAGGCAAGAGTTTTTGCGCAAGCTAGACGCGCGCAGCTTGCAACGGAAAGAAGGGCGCGTGTTAAGAAGTACGCAGAAGAGGGCATACTGACTGTGCCGCAGGTGGCGGAACGAGAACGTGTGGTGCAAACCACTATCCGTCAAGACTGCCAACTTTTGAACGTGCGACTTCGTGCCAGCCAGATAAATGTGTCACCGTATCAGGGGCAAATCTCGGCTCGACGTGACAGGCTTGAGAAAATGGCCCCGACAAAGATGTCACGCGCAGCAGCAGCACAAGAGCTGGGCGTGTCCGAGGCTACGGTAAGGCGAGACCTTATGGTGGCGCGTATTAAATGGGAGGGGAACCGCTAATGTCTGATCGCCGCATACTAATGCTTGAGAACAATCTCAACGAGGCCCGGACGCTAATCAGCGTCTTGCAGTCTAAAGTCGCACGCCAGCGCGATGACGTGACAAGATTGCGCAATCGCGTTGATACGCTGATGCTGGATAAAAAAGAGATCACAAAAAAGCTCAACGAGCTGCGGGAGTAAGACAATGGGCAATAATAAACGGCACCCAATTAAGCAGCAAACCAAGGATATTTGGAAGCTGTCAAACGATGGTCTGTCTGGCAGGCACATCACCAAAGCCCTTGGCTTAAATCGCGGCGTTGTCAGCGGGGCCATTAATCGCGGACGCAAATCAGGCCACTGCAATAAAAAGGTGCGCACAAAGAAAACTGCTTGCAACGAAAGCCCACTGACCTACGGATATATCGGTCAGGTCATCGACGCGTTGTCTGTAGAGCAGCTTGACTGGCTGCTTTTGCAGGCCGAGCGTGTGGGATACTCGACAGCAGCAGAGTACGTCGCAGAGACCGTTATGGATGCGTTCGAGGAAGCAATGGCAAAGGAGGGTAGATGAATGTCAAAGTGTGATTACACAGTCAGAGCAGCCGTCAAAGGTGAATGCTCCGATCTCTTGGATAAACACCACTATTTATCAAGAATATCTAAGGGCTTTAAGTCTGGTGTTAATTTTGGTCTTTATTATGCAGGGGAAATTGTGGGGGTTTGTATATTTACAGGCTGGCCCGTTCCTGAGCTTCTTAAAGGCTGCTTCAATTTGGATCGAACAGACCAATCTGGTTTTTTTGAGCTTTCTAGGTTAGTATTAGAGCCGTCGCATCAAAACTCGGAACACAACTTAGCAAGCTGGTTTATAAGTAAATCTTTGCTGCTCCTAAAGCGGGGCAATCATGTCCGATGCGTGCTGTCATATGCCGATGATGGGTTTCACCGTGGCACAGTTTACGCCGCGAGCAACTTCAAGTATTACGGCATGACGAATGCCAAAAAGGATTTCTGGTTCAAGAGGCCCGATGGGTCATTTGAAAAGCACTCTCGCGGAGCGGTTAAGGGGCGTGAAGGCGAATGGAGGCCCAGAAATCAGAAGCACAGATTCCTAATCATTAACGATAAAAACCTGAGATGTAACTGGGTTGAGCAGAAATGGAAACAAACCAATGAATAGAGACGAGATACTTCAAACCGCAGAGAACTGCATCACAGTGGACCGCGCAGCGACCCACGGCAATGCCGAGAATAGCTTCCAAAAAATAGCCGAGGCTTGGTCGTGGTGGCTGTCAAATCGCAGCATCCCAGAAAGCCCACTTGAAGCCAGCGATGTCGCAATAATGATGTCGCTGTTTAAGATAGCTCGCATTGCCAGCAACGCACAGCACGAAGACAATTACATTGATTTGGCTGGCTACGCCGCGTTGGCGGGCGAAATATCAACGGTGGAATAGACCCGCAATATCATCTGCCTCGGCCTGTTGAGTAAATTCAGCGGGCCGAAGCGTCGTCGTCTGATACCCCTTTAGTTGGTAATCGGAGAATATCCGTATCAAGCCCAGCGGAATGCAGACGAACACGAAAATCTCAGTGTTTGAACCGCCACGATTGAACTTGAATGACCCAGAAAGCGTTGGCTGGATTGACGACTTGACCTCAATGCGCAGAACTCGCTTGCTTGGCAGCGTTACATGCAAGTCGCACGACCCATTGACGTGCGCAACCTCAAGTCCAGCCATTTGGAGCCTTGCGCCCACAAGGAATTCCCCAGCACGGCCAACGCCTGTTGAACTTAGTTTTATCATTTTTTCAGTGTCCGCATATTGCGTTGCACGTTAGACTACCTTACTAATTAACGTCCGATACAGAAGGTTGTGTTGGTGTTTTTGTAGCGAACACATTTTGCATTGATGGGGCAGCCCTCATCGCAAGGTGCTTTATGTGGTCGCTACTTACATCCATAACTGGA